GTCCTTGTACACCTGCACCTGCTGGTCCTTGTGGACCTTGATCACCCGCAGTACCTTGCGGACCTTGTGGTCCTTGTACACCTGTACCTGCTGGTCCTTGTGGTCCTTGTGGTCCTTGTACACCTGCACCTGCTGGTCCTTGTGGTCCTTGTGGTCCTTGTACACCTGCACCACCTGGTCCTTGCGGTCCTTGTGGTCCTGAAACTGTTGATGCAGCTCCTTGTGGACCTTGCGGACCTTGTGGTCCTTGGGTTCCTTGTGCTGCTGCATTTGAGTTAATTGTAATTGTTGTACCTGCAGAATTAGTTACAGTCTGGAGCTGAACATTAGTCCCACCAACAAGCACGGGATTATATGCTGCTTCGATTAATTGAGTCAGCGTTGCTTGTGTGATTAAATCTCCACTTTCAAATAATAATAATAATTCGTTCTTAGGTAATACTCCCATAACAGTTGATCTGATTTGTTTTATTTATCAACCCTTCTTGATATTTAAAAACTTATCGAATGTTACAAGGTATTTTCTCTTTTTCTTTTTCTTCTTTTTAATAGGCTCTACCAAATCTCCGCTCCCGGTTCTTTGGCTTGCAAAAGAATTATTAGATCCAGGATTACCAGGAAGAGTAGCATTTCCCATACCCTGAACATTCATGTTTGGGTTAAGGTTAACAGTACCGATTTCGCTTTCTTTTATCTTTTTAGGTAAATCTTTTTCTTCAGTATTAACATAATCTTCTAATGTCTTTACTGGTAATTTGGATAACTCTTTAATCTCATCTGATACTTCTGATGATTTGAGCTCTCCTTTTTTATATTGTAATGCTAATGCAAAAAATCTTCTTTGTGATTTAGATTGAGCTGGCATTACTTTATGTTTCTTTTTAACCAGCTCATAACATATGATGTTAATTCTTTTGCTGCTGGTTTAATATCTTTAGGATCTGTTAGTGGTCCTCTTTTCCACTGTTGCCAATCTTGAGCCATTCTACCTAAGGCCTCTTCTAGTTCTGGCATTAATTCAATATACTCTTCATTGATTGTACTTTCATTATAACTAACAATATCAGAATATTCAATTTCATGTTCTTCACCATCTTGGTCTAAACCAAAAATAACTTTATCTTTCCACATATCAGTATTATCATCATTACCGTTATTAGGATTATAGATAACATATTCTTGACCATTACCTAATTGAATCATACCATCATCTTTTTTCATGGCCTTCATTAACTTCTTCTTATTAAACTTTGCTTCATTAATACTAAAGTTTGTTAGTGATTTTAAATTTTTCATATTAGTGTTTTCTTTTATTGGTTGCATTATAGTTTGTAATGGTTTATAAAATCCATGTATACTTTTAGGAGTCATTTTCTTAAAAGTCTTTTCATCATCTATCTTTAAAGCATTCCTAACTTTAGATGCTGAAATATTTTCATCACCTCTTGTTATTTCATAACCCTTAAAACTTGGATCAACTCCTAAGTCATCTCGATATGATTGTTTATTAATCATATTACCGTATGCTTTCTTTCTATCAGTACCATAACCCCACATCATAGGTTCATATGCTGGTCTTGCTGCTGCAAACATTGTGTCAATTGCTCCATTAGGAACTACAAAGCTAGCTTCTAAAAATGGATATTGCTTTTTCATTTTAGCAAACATTGCTTGTTGCATATCTTCATCAAATGGTCTTTTCTCTGGATCAGCCTTCCCACCTCTTACCATATAAACAACTACAGGTAAACCATTTTCTTTATACATTTTTTCAAATACTTTAACATGCCCTAACGTAAAAGGTTGAAATCTACCAACAAACATATTTACTGGCTTCTTTCCTTTTTCTTTATGTGGAACATTAAGAGCTTCATTAAGTACAGTTGTTTTATTCTTTACTCTTATTCCATAAGGAGAAAGCGAAAAAGTTTTAATTCCTGCTTGATCTTCACTAATATTAAATAAACCTTTGTTTCTACTTAACCATCTCTTATGAGCTTTAAGTTCAGAAAGTATTCTAGTCATCTCTTCTTCAGTAATATGACCATCAGCAATAGAATCTAAAATAGTACTTCTTACACGTGCAGCTGTTGATACATTTTTAGCCGGGTGGGCCTCAGTGTACCTTCTCTTAACAGTTACTCTCTTTTCATTTAAGAAATCATTTAAATCATTTAAATTCTCCATGTCTATACTATATATTTACTTTAGTATTCTTATACCCATATTAGCGTTAAAAGGGTTACTCATACTTCCTTTTTGTTCAAATACAAATTTAGCTTTAGAAAATGGAACTGTTTTAAATTGAAACAATCCTTTCTTAACTAAAACATCTAAGTATAATTGTTTAACATCAGTTACTAATTGTGAATACTGTGTTAATTGCTTTGTATATTTTTCATTAAGTATTTTAGTAGCCTCAACCATTAAAGGATAAAATACTATACCTACTCTATTTTTACCTAATGCAATATATCCATCATATGCTGCATTTAATTTTTTGTCATTCCAAGACATACCTGACCTTGTCCATAATGTACTTAAGAATTCTTTAAACTTACTTTCATCTAAATGTAATTCATCTAAGAAAGACACTACTGAATCTTGTGTTAATAAATTAGGCTGAAGTTTAGATTCTGCTATTAAATACCAATAACCTGAATCAGCTTTATCTACAATGTTTACACTGCACAAATTCATTACAGTATTATAAATACCACTTCTTGCTAATTTTATTGGATTGGTCCATACTTTTATTACATAATTATAAAAGTCTTGTTCTTGTATTGTACTAAAATCTAATTTATCATCTAAGTACATTGAAGATATTCTTTGAATAATAGTATCACCACTAGGAGTACCACCCCTACCTGCTTTTGATGATATTGCGTAATTATCAAAATAAAAGTCTACTAGCTTTTCATTAGAATTGATTGGATATCTTATACCTTTACCAGTATCTTGTAATAAATTAAATAACATAAAACCACCTAATATTTCACCATAATCATTTTGAAAGTTTTGAATTGATAATTGATCTATACCATCAAACAAAGATTCTGTAATTTTATAATTTAAGATTTGTGTTGGTGCATTTGCATATTTATTAAAATTAGTAAATTTTCCACTATTACTACTATCCATAACTTCACGAGTTGATTGTAAAATAAACTCTTTATAATTATCAGGATATTTTGAAGCTTTAATATAAGGTTCTACATTAGCATATAGCGCAGCTGCATTGTGATATTCATGTTTTGGTAAACCTAATCTATCTGGTGTCAAATCTTTTCTACCGATAACTGAAGCCTCTCCAGTCTTTTTAGAAATCTTATATCTATTTGTTATAATAAAGAAATCACTAATTCCATAATCTTGCCCTAGCTTATTCTTAACACCTCTTTGTATTATTATTTTATAAGCAGAATAATCAGATGAAATAACACCGACTGGTAAACTTTCTATTTTATAGGTATTTGGTTTAATCCCAGCATGCTTAAATAAAAAATCTTTTATAGATTTTTCTGCTGTGCCATCATTAGGTCCAAAGTTAGCTCTAAGTACTTCTCCAGTATCACCTTTTCTTGAAGATACACCTGTCACATCAGTTGACTTAAAATATTTCTTGTAGCCATCTTTCCAAAATTCCTCTATACTTTTTTTGGTTATCTTCTTAGCTTCATTTAAAATATCAACCTTAGCTAAATCTATAAATTTATTATAGTTTAATACTTTTTCTTCAACAATTAGTTCTTCTAAATCTTTATGATCTATTTCTTCTGTAACTTTATTATTTAAATAGTCACCAAAGGTTTTAAACTTACCATCAGTTTCTTTACTTATAGTGTCAGATATTTTATTTACCAATTTATTAAAATCTTCTATTACAGATGCTGTCATTACCGCACCTATTCGGTTAGGGTTTCTTTTCTTTCTTAAAGAACCTACCATTATTTTATATAAGTTTTGGAGTTTAGGAGATTTTTGTAGTATTTCTCTTGTTCTGCTATTTTTAATTAAATCTAAATTTAAATTAAATTCAGGGCCTTTTGCAAATTCAGCTTTTTCAATATCTATTTTTTGTAGATCAACTCCTCTTTTTGCAACGTAATCATTAAATAGGTTTGACATTAATTCTAAATACCTTTCGCTTGGTATTGAAGTTAATAGTTCGCCACCTCTTAATCCTCTTTCTTCTATAAAGGCTAAAATATCTAATAAAAGTATTTCATTAATATCAGCAGGAGCTCTTCTTAAATCGATAGGCTCTCTTTCTTTCATTAAAGCCTCAGTATAAGGATCAATCATTTTAGCTGCAAAGACTTGGTTAGTTCCTTGTTTAAAAAACTTAAAGATAATAGAATCTATAGGTTTATCTAAATTATTTTGTAATGTTGTTTGTTCTATTGTTGGATTTAAACAAGTAATTAAATATTTTGCAAATGAACTTGTACCAAATACTTCTAAATGATCTTCTTTAGGGGTAGAAAGAAATTCTCTAATCTTTCTTTTTTGCTCTTCTTTTAAATAACCACTAAAGATTGGAATAAGTGGAGTAACTTGAAATGCAGATGCCCAGTCTCTTAATACTCTAGGATCTTCTATAACTTTAGCAATTTTACCTTTTGCATTTCTAATTTGAATATGAGTAAGTATTAAACCATTCTGTGGCATATTATCATATTCAATTGCACCAGGTTGATTATTAACAAAGTATTGGAAACAAAATCTCCAATATTCTGGTAAGTCTTCTAAATTATCTGTTGTTTGGGAAAGCATGTATTGAATAGCAGGTTCATAATACATCATTAGTGTTCTGTCCACTAAATTAATAGGCTGCTTGTTGCTACCTTTAAAAAATCTCAATTCACCACCATGCCTTTCAAAGGAGAATGATGATCCTGACAATTTTTCAGTCACTAATAGGTAATCTTTAAATAGATCATCTACGAACCGTTGTCCTGCTACTTTATATATGTTTGTTAACTCTTTCATTATTAGTTTTTAGTTATACCTATTATATATTAGAATTGTTAAATGTTTAAACAAAAAAAGATGAGACCTTAGCTCACCTTTAATACACTTTAGTTATGGACTCAATATATTAATCTAATGGACCGTAATCACCTCTGCTCATTGCTTTACCGAACTTGCTATGGCCTTCAGTACTGAATCTAATATAACATGCATCGGTTACTTCTTTTGCACCACTTAAAACTCCATAAAAAGATCTGATGCCATATTTAGTAATAGGATCACCTTCTTTTTTAAAGTCTTTCGTTATATCTTTAATAATTTTAATAATTTGATTTTTATCACCTGATGATATAGGGCCTTTGAAAGTTTTATTCTCAGGATTAAATGCTGATGTTTCTATTGGTATTTTAATAGATTCTAATGTTGCAGGTAAACTTTTAATTTGTTTTATGAAGTCATTCATACTAGAAGTACTACCTTGAAATGAAGAACTTATCTTTTTTCCATTTATAAAAGAAGATTCATATTTAAACTTCTCATTTACAAATTCATTAAAGTTTTTCATGTTATGCTAATTTAGATTTACCATCCCATACTTTAACAATATAATCTTTACCATCTTTTTCTAAATATCTTGGATCATTTGCAGTAGGTCTCATTAATAAACCATGAGAATTTGCATCTCTACCTAATTTAGTATCCTTTCCTTTTGATTGCCAAGAAGACCCACCAGAAAAATAAGATGAGAACTGTCCACGATTATCTCTATCATTTGGATCTAAGCCCTTAAGAGTTAAAATAAATTTCTGTAAGTCTCCCCATTTAGATTTGCCGTTCTTTTCAGCAAAATCCAAAACTTGTTTTTTAATCGTGTCTAATTTCTTAGCTTCATTAAGGGATTCGTAGTTATGTAAATGTTCCATGTTATTGTTATTTTATTATATATAAATATAATCAATTTTTAGCGATTGTGGCCATACTTCTCTAATTATTTCAAAAAAGTTATTAACAACTATCTACCAAATTTAATAATACCAAGCAATTGATTAATAGCAGCAAATGTTCCAGTTAATTTATAAATCTTTCCTTTATATTTAAATACAATACCTTCTGTAGGAAATATAGATTCTATTCCACCGATACGACTTAATCTTGCAAGTTCAGCTTCAACCTTTTTAATTTGTTCTACGCCACCAGTCTTTTTAATCTTATTGGCTTGTGTTTCTATTTCTCTTCTTAGGCGCTGAGCTTCATCTGACGGGTTAGCTGCTAAAAACTCAGAAGCATTTTTCATAATGATAGAACCTAACTCTAAAAATAAATCTTCAAATGGTCTAATGTTTTCTTTATACTTTTTAGCAACATCTTCTTTATCAAACTTTTTAACTAATGCTGCTTCTTTAGGTCCAGCTTGTTTAGCTAAAGATCTCATGTTTAAACTCTTTTTATCACCGTATGCCCATCTTCTAAGTAAACCTTCTTTAACATCTTGAGTTAATGTTGGAAATTCTTTATCTATTAATTCTCTCCACCACATTTCATGATATCTTGCAACGGAATCACCATCAGTTAAACCATATCTTTTTTCTAAAGCATTAACTTGATTTATAAATTTTTTCTTATTCTTTGAAAAATCAACATCTTGTTGTAATTTTATAACTTTAGGTGGTATAATTTTAAATGTTTTACCAATATCCGATTTTACCTTTTGGAGTATATTTACTATTTCTTTAGCAGGTCTGTTATTAGTTCCAATTATATTACCTTCACCATCAGTTTCTTTTATTCCATGAAATTGGATAACATCAGTATCATAATGAATAACATTAGGATTTAATGAATAGATTAATTCCATGTTCATAAAGTCCTTTCCATTATTAAAATACTTTTCTTGATCTTCTGGAGAAAGCTTCGTTAATAGTTTAGCTAAATCATCAGCAGCAAATTGAAATGTATCTTGTACTAATTTACTTGCATGCCCTTCGAATTTATTTCTAAATTCTGAAAGAGACATAGGGTTTTTTAATTCTGTTTTATTTCGAGCAAACTTTACTTTACCATTTTGAATAGTTGCAAATACATTTTGGCCATCTGTCTTTTCAGTTGGATCTTCTTCAAAATCTAATTTACCTCTAAGACCAGCATCAACCATCGCTTTGAAATCACCAAAGGTTAAATCTTTATCATCAAATGGATGTTGCATATGACCAGCAGCACCACCTTCAAACAACAATGGCTGACTTTTGTCAGTCAGCCATTGTTCAAACAATTTTATATGTTTCATAGTTTATTAAAATAAAATTTGATTTTATTATTAAGATCCCATTGTAGATTGTAAAGCTCCGACCATTGCGCCGTAATCTTCACCGTACTTAGAAATTAAACCATCAGCAGTTTCAGTTGCTTTTGTTTCATCAAAATCAGCACCGAATGCATCTTTTAACATTTTCATTGCATATTCTTTAAACTGATCGTCAGAAGTAATATCCGCTTCATTAACAATAGTTTCTACTACAGGAATATCATGACCGTCTTTAACATTATCAGATTCACCTTTTACTACATCAGTAATCTTTTGATCTGTTGTAACTAATTTACCAGCTAATGCAGATAAGTTTTTAACTTTACCTTTATCCATAATATCACCAGCAATTCCAGCAGCAGTTTCTGAACCATCACCTTTAATTACAGGGATTGCCATTCCATCAGCTCCAGCTTCTTCATCTTTAATTTCATCACCTTCAACTTTAGTAATTACTTCAGCTACACCTTCTTCAACTGATTCGTCTGAATCATCTTCATAATCTTCTTCACCTTTTTTGGTTTTAGACTTATCGCCTTTATTACCACCTAAAGTTACTACATCATATGCTTCATCCTTTTTGTCTTCATCTTCGTAATCTTCTTCTCCTTCTTTAGTTTTAGACTTATCACCTTTATTACCACCAAGAACTACATCATCAAACTTTTCGTCAGTTTTATCTTCATCTTCAAAGTCTTCTTCATCTTCTTTAGTTTTAGACTTATCGCCTTTATTACCACCAAATACAACTTTGTCATAAGCTTCATTTACAAAGCTTGCAAAATTCATAATAGTAGATTCGTTCTTTTCAGCATCTTCCTCTTCTTCTTTATCAAACTTAGCATCTTTCTTTAAAGATTTAATTTGAGCATCATCAGATTTAACAGCTCCTTTATAATGGTCTGCTTTTTCTTTATCATCTTCAGAATCAACTTTCTTATCACCTTTATCTTCTAGTTCATCACCTTCTTTTTCATCTTCTTTTCCACGAGATTCTTTAGATTCAGCAAGAGCATCAGCAGATGCTGCTACAGGTACTGCATAGTCTTCTTCTTCTTCATTATCATCACGATAATTAATGTTCTTATTTATAGTTTCTTCTTTTTCTTTAATGAAATCTTCAAAAGCCATAATTCTTTTTGTAGCTTTAGGAGTTTCTTTTTCTTCAGAAGCAACATCAACACCATCCTCATCCTCAACCTCATCAGCTTCAGCAGGAACTTCCTTTGTTATTTCTTGATCACCAGATACTAATTCATCTGCTTCATCTTCTAAAGATTTAGGTTTACCAATAGCTAATACCTCAGCCTCAATATCATCAGCAGTATCTTCTTCTACTTCTTCTACTTCAGATGCTACTACTTCTTCATCACCTTTTTTATCTTTAGTACCTTCTAAAGATTTAGTTTTGCCTTTTGCATTCATTTCATCTTCAATATCATCAGCACGATCTTCTTCAAGTTCATCCTCAGATATATCATTACTTTTTGCAAATGTTTTTGACATTGCTTCGAGTTTAGAAAGAAGATCTTTTTCTTTCTTTAACTCATCTATACTGTTAAAACCAATCTTTTTGATCAATTCATCAACAGCCTCTTTCGTTACTTTTGCAGATTCTGTGATCGATTGATCGTTAGCAGACATTGCAGAAAACTTTTTGATTGACTTCATGTTAGTTATTTTTATTTTTTTATATATCCATGTCTTAATGAAAAGATATTCTATATTAGAATCTTATGTTCTGAACTTCGAATGGAAACTTTTCTTCTTTGTAAATTGTTCGCCTTGCAATACCGTGGCGGTAGATATAGTTAACCCAATCATGGTCTTCGGCCTTATATCTAAAATCATCAATAAAGTCATAGATTTTAACTACGTCTTTTGATGAGTGCTTTCTTAATCCTCTACCTATACTCTGTCTAATGATCACTTCTGACTTAAAACTTTCAGTAAAGAATATGTTATGTATGTTTTTAATAGAAATACCAGTAGAAAAGGTTCCATAAGATGCTACAATAATAACATCATCATTCTTTTCCATTCTACTTTTAAATTCTTCTCTTATATCTACATTAACTGAGCCATCTACATAATAAACCTTCTTATCAGTTATTTGTCTTAGTTTTTGATATATTTTTTCTCCGTATGCTATTTTATGAAATAATACTAAAGAATTGTTTGTTGACTTTTTTATTACTTGACAAACAAAATCTAATCTCTTATCACTTTGATTAATAAAGTTTTGTTCTAATCCAAATAATTTTTGTCTATCTTGCGGATTTTTAGAAAGAAATGAAAACGATTCTTTTTGTGCATCAGTTGCATAATCCATGTGGAGTTGAATAACTTTACAACTTGCAATGAAACCTTCTTGTTGTAACTGATTAGCCTTTACTTGAGTAACTAAAGGACCCATAGCAGACATTAAGCTTAGCCTATTAACAGTTCCTTTCTTAGGAATCGTTCCACTCAAACCAAATCTAAAATCACAATGCCAACATTTATCCATTATCTTTTGAATTGAGTTAGCCTTCGCTTTATGAGTTTCATCTACAAACACTGCATCAAATTGACTAAAATATTCTTCATCTTTTTTAACTAAAGATTGATAAGTTCCAATTACTAAGTTAGAACTAGTTCTTATTTTTGCGCCAGCATATATTTGCTGTGTCTTTAATGGAATTCCACATTTATTATATTCATCAAAATCCCCAGTAGCTTGTAATACTAAATTTACATTAGGAACGATCATTAAGATCTTTTTCTTTTTTAATTTATCCATCATATATGCAACTACCATAAAAGATATTAAAGTTTTACCTGCGGATGTTGCTAACTCTGCTAAACACCTTCTATACTTTAATATTTTAAAGGCTGCGTCTATTTGATATTCTCTAGGTTTAAAATCAGGATGCTTTGCAAAAATACTTGTTACCCATAACCTAAATGCGTCTTCATTAATTTCAGTATCAAAAATATCTGTGATACCATTTAATGAACACTGAAAATCATAATCTTTACAGATATCTAATATTTCTTTCCAAAGACCAGCTGGTATTTTATTTCTTTTTACAAAGGATACATTTCCATCCCATACTTTCTTTTTAACCAAAGGATGGAATCTCCAACCTTCAATTTTTTTAGTTAAGCTACTTTTTAATTGCTCATACTCTAATTCAGTACAAGAATCAATAACTAAAAACTTTTTATTATCAGATAGGGATAGTTCCATTAATATTCTTTATCGTCTAAGTTTATTCTGTTACGAATAGCAAATGCAAGATTATCACAAGTTTTTATACATTCTTGATAATAGTCCATGTGTGATTGTAACATTTCCATTTGGGTTCTTAAATGAGATAAATCTGCTTTTATAAAAGCATTCTTTTCTCCGCTTGTTAATTTAACATCATAGTCAATTGAATATTCTCTGTACTTAATTTTATAGTACCTATCATACGCAGCTTGTCTTTTATGCTTAGTAGTTTTAAAGTCAGTAATTTTATCTAACAGTATTTGTCTATAAGATAACATATTTACTTGACACTCAGATAGATTACGAACTTCTTTTAGTAAACCTACTAGGTTAGTTATTTTTTCTTTCCAGCCAGTTCTATCAGTAGCTAATCTAGTTGCCAGTTCTTCATTAGCCTCACCTGTTGATGTATCATTATACTCCATTAAAATATACCTTTATCATTATTAATCTTCTTGTAGCCTTTTACTTTAGGTTGAAATTTCTTTTTAGGTTCTGGTATAACAAAGCTACTCTTAACTTCACCTAATGTAGATTTGGTAAATGTAGAAAATAGTCTAAGCTTTCTTTTACTATTTTCTGAATCCTTATAAAAGTCATCTATTTCTTCACTCACGAAATTATTATAATTTTTAATATTCATTATATAAAAATAATATCTAATGAATTGTTTGTAAAATATTTATCTAGGTTGCTTAAGCAGCCTGTTCGATTTTTAAATTCATATTTTACTAAATCGTTTAAATCTTTTACTTTTCTTGCAGGAATATCAAAGTCTTTTAAAAACTGAGTCCACATAAATACAGTTTGACCACCTTTTAATTTTTCAATCATTCTAGTTTTACCTTCCATATCATTATCAAAGAAATATCTTGCTGTAGGTATTTCATTAAATTCAATTATTTGCTTCTTAACACCAGTTAAGCCAATTGAATTATTCATAAACATTGCATCGATTGGACCTTCAAATATAGAAAAATCTCTAGACATATCAACTGTTAAAATACCGAACAACATTGATATTTTATTTAAATTATCTAATTCCTCTTCAGTTACTTCTAATGGTCTTTTTAATCTATCATATATTCTTTCAATATTCCAAGTTTTATATTTAGGACCAGTATTATCACTACCTAATGCTCTAGTTTGAAAACCTAATATCTTACCATCTGGTGTTAAATTAAAAACATATAATTCTCTACGACGAGGATCAAACGCAAATCTATCAGTTTTATGATGAAGTAATCTACTTTTTAAATAAGGATAAGCTTGGTATGTTAACGTGTTTATTGCATATACATTAAACCCTATTGCTATTTCATCAAAAGTTAATGCTAATTCTTTAGCTTTATCAAAAAGATAAAAGTCTAAACTTTCACCTAATGAAAAGTGTTTACGATTTTCCTTTATGTAATTTATTACATCTATTCTATCATCACCTTCAAAGTTTTGATGATGATCAGCTAAAAAAACATCTAACGAAGAATGAGCAGAACAATTATAACAATGGAAGTATAAATCATTCCAATATAAATTGCCTCTTTTTTTCCTAGGAGTAGTTGTTGAATCACCACAATATGGACATGCCATATTTAATCTTCCTTTACTTTCTAAAATTCTTCTTTTCTCCGGATGGGAGTGATTAGTATGAAGAACTCGGACCACTTTATCAATGATCCGAGCTTTCATTTCAGAAGATATTATTACTTCTTCTGCCATAATTATTAAAGATCTAAACCATTAATGAAATCATCAAAATCTTCTTTTTTCTCAGTTCCTGCTGCAGGTTGAGTTTCAGATTTTGTTTCAGTTGTTGCTTGTACAGCAGCAGCTTCAGTTACTTTTGTATTAACTGGTGCTGGTTTTGATCTTGTGATGTTTTGGATTGAATCACCTGGAGATGTAAATTGAGATAATACATTCATTACCTTTCCTCTGATTGAATCATCCCATGCTTTATAACCCCAACTTGTTAATTCTGGTGCAGTACCTAACAATTCTAAAATTGCTTTACGGCTTGCATCATCATTAGCAACAGGTTCACCACCGATTGTCATTGGAGATTTATTACCATGAAATTTACATGAGTCATAATTTGGAAAACCACCTTTCTTAGAAATTACTAATTCAAAGTTTTTTCCTTCAAATGGATCAAATACTTGAGTTGGTTCATCAAATTGTGGATTCAGTTCTTCATCAATTTTAGTTTTGATTTTATAACCGAATTTCATAATTTTAACTTGTCCTTCTAAGTCTCTGTTTTGTGGATCCTTTACGATCTGTACCAATGCATAGAATACTTCTCTACGCTTTAAACCTTCTGACATCTTTTTATCTACTGCAGATTCAGAGTTTCTTAGTTTAAAGAACATATTGAAGGGGAATCAGCGAAAAAGCCGTTTCCTTCTCTGTCTTCTAGCCAGTAGACATACTTACGTTCGAATGGTTTTCTTGGGTTTTTAGCATTAGGTAGAAACCTAATTAAAGATCGGTAGATACCGTCTTGTCCTTGATCTGGTTTAGGTGTGTATAAATCACTTCCTGCTGTGGAAGGTCTTTCACCAGTGTCTAAATCTTTTACACTTACATTAAAAATGTCGAATTCATTTGCCATGTTAATTGCCTTTTTTTGTTATTATTAATTTATAATTGATAACAAAGCTCTGTGCCTAAACTACTTATTTAATTGCCTATTTACTTTGCCTTGTTATCGCCTGTTTAAAAGTAACCATTTAATTATTGATTCCTTTGTTTATTATATATTCACTAAGTCAGTTTGTTTCAGACTACGTGAATATTTTTATCTATTATTGCCGTTATATCTTTTTCTCTAAGACTAAATACAGTTTTACCATTATATTTAAATTCAGTTCCTGCTAAATCATGGAAAAGAACTTTCATTCCAATTTTATATTCATTATCCTTAACACCCGAGCCTACGCCGATGATTATCCCTGAATAAGGAGGGGCATACATGCCATCTTGTTTTAATAAAATTATACTACCTTTTTTATCTGGCTGCTCATCTTTTTTTATAAAAATTCTACTTCCTAATGGTTTTAACATAATATTTTAAATTTAATTTGTGTAAAGCTGAAACAAACTCCACATGTTGCAATATAATTTTTAACTATTGAATTGGAGAAATAGTATCTAGTTGTTTGCCTTTAATGCTTTAAGTATAAAGTAAGCGTCAATGATGTCATCGATAGGTTTAGGTATTTTAATGCTGAAGTCTTTTCCTTGACACCATTTCCAAAGTTTAGTCATTCTTAGGTTCTTATCATTAAGGACATCATCTTGGAATGCTTTAGCCATATAATGTTTGTTTGCATTGCCTTTCCCTGCTAACTTCTTTACATGAGAAGGTTGAAATACAGATAAATTTTCTATTGAGTACTTATCTATTAGTTCCTTTCTTAAAAAAGTATTATATTGAATAATGTCTATAAATGAATTCCCTTTGGATCCATATGAGAATCCTTCTAATGCAACTGATACTTTATCACCTTCGAATAATGTAGAAAATATATTAACCATTAAAGAACTAATATTTCCAGCATCTTCTAATTTCTGTCGCTCCCTTGGTAAAAATTCTTTACTTGTTACATCTCTATGATAAGGGAATCCTAACATAGCATTGTCATCCATTAATTCTTTATGTACACTAAAGGATTTTGGTATCTTTCTGCCTTCTTCATCCCATATACGATTACCGTAATTAAAAAAGGTTATAAAGTGATACTTCCCATCAGTAGTTTCAACACATACTCCTGGGCTATTAAGTGAAAAGTCAATTCCTATATTAATCATTCTATTTATATTCTCTTACCAAGAACTGCACCTAACGCAGCTCCGACAAGACGTGAAGTCATTAAATCATATAAAGCACCTTTTTGAATACCTAATACTTTGGCAATTGCTTTACCTACAGTTTTACCTAAAGCAAAACCACCAAGACCACCAAATATACTTCCTAAGATACCTTCATTTACAATTTCCTCAACAATTATATCTAAATCTTTACCATTTTTATGTTCTTCCATAATTCTTTCAACCGCCATATCAATAGCAGCATCCTGTTCTTCGGTTAAATCGTGAGATTCGTTTAATAAGCTTTGAATATCCAAAGTTTCATTAATCTCTTCTGTTAAATAATCTTTAAAGGTTTTCATTATAAGTTCTTTATTTGTTTATATATTAGGTTATGTTAACCACAACATCTAAGATGTTATAACTAAATTCCATATCAAAAGTTTGAAATTCTACTGTATTACTAGAGAAGTTTAAATCTAATGCACCTATATTTGATATAAACATATCTTTTAATTGCACAGTAACAAAAACAGCACCGTCCGCATCTAACATTTGTATACCAACACCTTCTGGTAAATAAGGGTGTTTACCACTTAGCTTATAATAATAATCAAACATTTCAACAGCCATCCAATAATTTACATAACCATCAAATGCCTGCATAGTAACAGTTAATGATTTATCAAATAATTGTTGTATAGGTATACTTGATCTGAATGCTCGAGTATTACCTGGATAATCTGTTTGTGTTACAGGATCAAAGGATGGTCCAGGTAAATTAATAGACTGAATTCCATAATTCCAATAATCAATAGGTTCTTTTATTAAACCACCAGGTATCCTAGTAAGAAATGGTTTATACTTCTTAGCAATAGGCTCAGGTATAAAATTCCTTGGAAAGTCAAACTTAAATTGGTTATTTCTAGCACTTAATATCATATCTTATGAAAATCTTTCGTTATTATCAGCTCTAAACCTATCATCAGGTCTAAAGTTGTATGGCGTTCCTACTACATTGTATCCAGTAACATACTGTTGTAAATTACGTGCTGCTTGTTGAAAGAATGCCGTCTGTTGATTAGCAGCTGGTATAGTTCTTCTTGCTATAGCATCAATTTGTTGTTTAGACCTTATTTGTTTATCAGCTAATGCTTGTGCCAATGAAGCATTCCTATTAATTAATTCAATATCAGCAGATTCTAAATCCTTAGTTAATTCTGCAATTTCATTTATTAATTCATTATTACTGGCTTGTAATGTTTGTATAGCCAAAGTATCTTCTTCAGCCGAGGTAACTAGCGCGGCATTTTCACTAAGGAGCTTATTGTTGTCTTCTTGTAATTTTGCAAGTAAAATGCTATACTCTAATCTCTGCTCTTCTATTTGAGAAGTTAATGTACGTCTACTAGCATCATCAACAGCTAACCAAATACCCTGATATAAAACAGATTCATCTGATATAGATCCGTCTGTTACATCTATCATCTTAGTAGAAATATAAAAGTTATTATTATCTAATGCTAAAATCTTTTTACTATCTGATCTAGTAATTCTAAATAATACCTCGCCTCTTGATAAATCTACTTCTTCAACTTGTGTATGATTTATTATATCAATTTCATCAAACGATCCAATAAAGTTAATATAGATATCTCCCACATTACTTAAGTCTATTGGTGTATCTTCTCCATCTACTTCATCAAACAGAGTAAATAAAAAGTAATCATCAAATGGAGAGATTCTAATCATACCATCCCCTTGTGGTAATGGTGCGTCATTAACTGCTAAATCAACAAATCTTTGAAAGTATTCCTTCTGTGGTGCTGTTAGAGATATATTAGTTTGTATAGAACTCATAAGTTAAGTTGTTTTTGTATCAGGAACTGATCCAACGGTTCCAGCATTTGGTTTTGCATTATTAGCAGTTCCGAATGTTGGTCTTTGTACAGTCTCATCTGTTAATGTTTGTATTTTAACTGGAGATATAGAAGCTTTAACATTTAACTTATCTCTGAATGTAGTTACATATTTTGTTTTTACTACTAACTTTTCTGCGATTTGTTCAGATGTATTTGCTGAATTATCTACAGATGAACCTGTACCTACTACTATTTGTTTACCAACATCATTATTAATCTGGTTGTAAACATTAGCCACAGTAGGAACCACTCCTAAATTTATAGTAAGCATTTGTGCTCCATACATTTGAGGATTAAATGAAGTTAAGTTAGCATTTTTAATTATTTGTGTAGCATCACCTTTATTATATAATCTTAATACAAAGTTTATAGAAAATGATACGGCGGTGTTTGCATTTTTAATAATAGGCCTAAATAAAATAGGATCATCAAACAGACTGGTTTGTGCAAATGTTTGAAAGCTTGATTGTGCAAATACTTGACCTACTTGCTCAGTAACACTTATTTCATAAAATATTATCCAATCACCATTTCCTTGTGCATTTAATTGAGCAATGAATTGGCTAAGTGAAGAACCTATAACTTGCCCTGATAATTCAAAATAATCACCATTAGTTGATGGAATTACTTGTGCATATAAATTATCATAAACATCTCTATTTAATATAGAAACAGAATTAATAGATTGCATTTCATAAAAGCTATATCCATTCTCTATAATAGTTTCAAAAATACCAGTAGCTCTAAGTGTTATTGGTGGGGTACCTAAAAATCCTTTTCCTTCAGTTATTCTCCAGGCTAAGCCGTTTGGTACAGCTGCGTTAAATGCCTCATCCATATAATATAGAGAAGGTGTTTTCCATTCAATAAATGTAGCATATAATTTATCTGCTATTAATAATGGATCTGGGTTTAATTCTACAGGACCGCCTTTTAGATAATTAATAGAATTAAGATTCATCATAACACCGTCTGTTCTTGGTGCTAAGACTTCAAATATAATACCATCAAAATCTCCAAAAGAAAATCCAGCTACAAAATGAATTCGTACTGTATCATATTGTATATCAATATTAGGACTAAATACTTGTGGAAGATCAGGATCACTTGTTAATGTTGCAACTGTATTATTATAAGGAACAGCCACACCAGTTGGGCCTAAGTTAACAAATTGATTTCGTGATTCATTATTAGAAGCACTAGATTTCCTTACATCATTATTAAAGCTAATTGTATCTGGTGCTACTGGTATTAACCCCTCTGAGTTAAAAAAGTAAGTCCCGTTGGTATTAGCATCTCTCATAAGATCAACACCAAAGTTTGATGTATTATACGTTAACGCTTCTGATGGTGCGCTACTTGTATAAACATACTCTATAAGTATTTGATCCGATATTTGTATAAATCTTGATGATTCCATTATATTCTATTTATTTACCATTGTAAAAGCTTTGGATTCCATGAAACACCAAGTCCAATGTATGGACCTAATTGGCCGTTTCCAACAATTCCTATTCCCATGTTTAATCCAAAACCAAATGGTTTTCTATTTTGCATCTGTAAGCTTTTAAACTCCGGACTTTTTTTATCAATCATTATTCCTTTAGTACTATTAAATGTAGTACCAGGATAATCTGATGTTAATTTTATAAATATTTCTTTTGTGCTAATATCCTGTGATAATGTAGCATCTAACCAAATATTTTGTTTAAGCCCAACAGTGGCAGAACCAAATGTTAAACTATCTATAAAGCTATAAGGTAAATCTACACTTATCGATCTTGAACTTTTAATCCAATTACTATCAGAGTTAAAACTTAAAATAGAATTAAAACTATTATTACCTTGTTTAATTACAGTATCTTTTGTTATAACTGGTACTTCAATAATTCTTTCCTCTATTATAGTTTTATACTTAACGATTGTAATAGGTGGTCTTCCTTGTTCATATTTTAAACTATCTTTAAGTTCTTCTAATGATAAACTTAATCCTTTTATTTCACCAACCGATTCACCTTTTTCATTAACATAATTAAGTATAGTGTCATTTGCTGCACTTAAGTTATTTTGAAATCTAGTAACCTCACCTTTAGCTTCTTCAGTTTCATTACACTGTTTAAGAAGTAAAAATAATAAAATACCAATCCCACCTAATAAAAACATCCTAGTGTTTTTTGGGTCTGTTATTATACCAAGAATATTTTTAATAATTAGTATCATTGTATATACTTAAGAAGCTTATTTGGTGTTACCTCAGCAGCTCCATATTTTTTTGCAATTTTTTCAATAAATTTAGTTTCTTTACCTTTCATAGAATCAACCTCTGTAAAAAGATCGTCTCTTTTCTTTGCTAAACTTACAATACTTTTTTGCATTAGATCTAAAGAAAGTGTTATCTCTCTATATCTACTTACGAATCCATTTAAATCTTTTATTTCTTTTTTTGTCATTTTATTATAATTAATATAGTTAACTGTAATCTTGCAAATACGTTTCGACTGATAATGATTTTCCAACTAATCCCCAATATAATGGCAGGGTATTTGTAGTTACAACATTACTACCGGAGCCTTGGCCACCTTCTACAAATCTAAATTGAACTTTATCAACATCACTACCTCTAAGTTGCATGTTATTACTTGATGTTTGAGTTGTTATAGTCCCAGGAACATTTGAAGCAATTGAAGGGTCGGGTGTTACTGCTACCAATGATCTCTGTACACCAAATTGTATGCCTGGTTGTGAATATTCTATTATACCACTGACATTTTTAAATACTGCATAATTTAAATTAACTTGTCCGTATTGTTTTAATATTGTTTCAACCCCACCATTATTAATAATGATCATATTATTAGAATTAATAAGCTCAACAAAAGCAAATTGACCTTCAAGCCAATTGTTAGTAGTTTGATCTACTGTTATATTAAAATTATAAGTAAAGTTTAGGTTATTTCCAATTGTGCCTGCTGTTAATGCTGCTGCAGTGTACTCTGCTCCACCTCTTGCATCAGATCCTACTACTAACCTAAGATAAGGTGATGTCATTACAATATTAGTGTTAGGTGAAGTTTGACGCAATGGATCAAAATAAACAGTTTGTACACCATTCTTTCCACCATATATTAATCTATTACTTATCTTAGTAAAATCTTCTGTTACACTAAATTTTTCAACGGCAGGCGAGAATGATGCATCATCAGTACTAGTAAGTGGCCCTTGTGTAAATACATTAGTAGAATTAACAAAGATACCTAATTCATTACTAGGGGCAAATGAACCACCTGCTTGATAATAATTTGGTTTACCTACAAAAATACTGCTTGCAGAAGCTGCAATTGCAGCTCCGTCTATGAATGCTGCCATTGCAACACCTGCATCTGTGGGTAAGACTGCATCACCAGTCTGTGTTACAATATTTCCACCTAATATACCTTTTGTATTTATTTTTCTATATGGCCAAACTGGTGGTTGTGATACTGGTAAAACAGTAACACCACTTCCGTCTATTGACCAATTTAATCTACCTCTTGTGTTTATTATTGAACGATCAGGGGTGGTACCACCTCTGTAATACAACTTTATATTAGCCGAAGCCGAATCCGAGGTAGTACCTAATTCAATCTCTCCATCAGCAGCAAGAACATCCATTGCTATACTAGACCCCGAACCTTTTCCTTTTATTAATGTCACAGCATTTGGAGCTTCTGTTATTAAGTTAAAGCCTGCATTGTTTAATGTATAAGTATTGCTAACCCCAGGGTCAAGCACTACTGCATTTTTAATGCTTCCGTCATCCTCTGTTCTAGATGCAATCTCACCAGCACCTGAAGTAGTTATAAGTATATTGTTATCATTATTAGATATTGTAATCGGTTGGGTTACGGTATTGCTTGTTTGTTGAATTGTTATAGGACCTCCTACTGAATTCAATTGCATACCACCAGTTTTAGTTTGTAATGTTATTAAGCCTGCTGCCGATGCTGATGTTGTTTCTAATCTTATTGCTTGCCCAGAATATACCTCAGTGTTTAAGCTTGATACTAATCTAATTCTACCAGCAACTGCTTGCCAATTACCAACCAAAGTACTAGTATTTAATAAGGTAATTGTATTGGCATTTCCTGCTTCTGTTAATGTACTAGATTCCGTGCCTGATGTAGACATCTTAAATTTATTACCTGCATTAGAAGTTGCACCGTTACCTACTGCGATCTCAAAATTAGAATTTTGTCCGCTAAACTGTTGTGTCCCTTCAAGACCTGTTGCAAATTGTATAGATTGCCCTGCTGAGTAATATTGGGCTCTTTGTGCAGTACTAACCTCATATCCTATTAAATCAGACTGTGTTGATGGGTTGGTTGCTGCTTTAGGTACAACTATTCTTAATCTATCATCAACACCTAATTGTATACCACTTAAATTACCTAATGTAGTTTGTTCATAATTTTCTGCACCAATAGAATTACCACCATGAAATTTTATAGCAGTTGCAGCTGAATCTCGTTGGTGAATTAAAACTGATAATACATCGGATGCCATTGCTGTAGCTATTGCATCTGGTATTATATATGCATTTGTTAATGGAATAGCAGCATCAATTGGTACAGTGTTTGATACAACACCGCCCATCATTATTGACATAACACCTTGGTTTGTTGTTGTTGCACCGGCATTTAAACCATTAGGGGCTGGGTAATAACTATTTATATTGTTAATATTACCTTGGCCATAAGCTAAACTAAAACCACCAGTAGTACCAGCAGCTCCAGTAGGTCCTTGTAAATCTATTGTTGTGACTACCCAAATTGTTCCATTATATTCCCATACTTGACCATTAAATTGTAAATAATAATCTCCACTCAATGGAGTTACAGTTGGGGGAGTAACATTAGGACTAACACCGGGTGTAGTAGTACTTGCATCATCATACCATGTACTTCCCTTAGGCCCTCTTCCTCCGCTTGGGCCAGTTGGGCCAGCAATACCAGTAGGACCAGATGGACCGCCACCATTTAGCAATAACTGATCAAAGTTAAAGTTAGTCTTATCGACAAGCTGCGAAATAGTATCCGATGCTATTATTTCTTGTATAGTGATTGGCATTTCTTTCTTATTATTTTTTAACTATGGTAACACTGAAACCAAACGATTCAGAGAAACCTGTTCTTTTATTATATATTAGCCTTAAATCAAATGGGTTTGTATTTATAGTTTTTGATGATACGTTATCATTAACAGTTAAACCTGCACTAATTTTTTCTGCATCAGTTAATTCAGCAGTACTATAGGTAGATTCACTAATGTCACGACTTGCTAAAGTATATAATTCTACTTTTTCTATTTTGTATAGCTTTAATATATTTTCTCTAATGTATTGATTAACATCATCATCTAATGTTTCCAAATCACCAAAACCATATAATTCATTAACATACTTTACAAACTGAGCTTTAATTGGTATAAATAAAAATTCAATTAATCTTTTTTGGTTAAACAAATAAAATTCAACTGTTGGTGTTGATGGTACTTTTTTAATATCTCTAGTATTTACAACACCTTTTGTTAAAATCTGTCTTTTATTAACAGTAACAGACGGTGTATCTTGGTGCATAAATGTTCCTTGTATTAAATTAGGTTGTTTAACTGCTGCCCTAACAAAAGGATCAGGTTTAAATGTTTCTAAAATTATAGTTTCTGGAACTTTTAAATATTTTGAACCAAAAAATGATTTTCTCTCAAACATTGATCTTGTACCAATAACGTCTTCTATTAGTGATTTGTCAATACTTTTTGTAAAATATGAAGGTTCCCAGTTGGAGGAGAAAGCATAAAAGTCTTTATAATCAATACCTATTTCTTGTATTAAAGGATATAAACTAGGGAATGCACTTTCTCTAGATAATTCTAAAATAGTTGATGGGTCTTCTTCGTTTACTTTATGATAAAAGAAATTTTGTACTTGTCCAAAATTAACATCCGAACTATTGAATTGTGAATTTTTAAATTTACATAATTCTAATACTTTTAATTTATAAACTGAATCAGAAATACTAGCACCACCAGTAACAGCACCAGTTACATTTCCGGTAAAATCTAAATTCATATATGGATCCCTAAAAAACAATAGAGGTAAGGCATAAGGCGCATAATAACCTGCATGTCTAGCAATAGGAGTTATATTAGGATTCTTTTGTAAAGATAAATCATATCCTACAACATCAGTTAAATTAAAAGCTGTAGGTTTAACAGGATCTGGTAATATACCTATATAAACAGATTTAAGAATATCAGCCTGTGCCCTCAGCTCTATTGCAAAAGTTTGAGCCAATGTACCATCAGTATTCTTTACTTGTAATCCAGCCTCTGTTATTGTTTCATATATAATATTAGGATTACCTTGATTAACTGCATTAAATATTTCGCCAAAGCTAATTGAATTTAATCTATTTTCAAATTGAAAATAACCACCATTTTCAACTGTATATGTAGCTGCACGTAAAACCAAAGTAGATGGTGTTGGGTTTGGTAACAGTATATCATTACCGGCTAATTTTACACTAGTACATATAAATTGATTAGATGATACTATAGATTGAATACCGCTTATTAGATAACCACCACTAATCTTAACTACACCATATGTACCGTTTTCTATTACTCTAATATCATTTACAAAATCAGTAAGCTCACCTGTACTATTAGGCATACCATTAATTGTATATAAACCAGAAGCAGTATCAAACGTTGATGTTGCAAAACTTATAGCCCCTCTTAGTACAGTGTCTGTGTATTTAAAACTATCACCGCTTGGTGTAGGTGCACAATTGGCAGTTTGTAAATATGAACTATTTAAAGAATATAAAGTTGTTCTATCAATAATAGAATCTCCTCCGTTATTTAAACATACATTGGCATAATCTACTGAAATTAACATTACAACAGTTTTCCACTTTTCGTTCTTAATAAATTTAATTTGAGATTCAGGCTTGTCTGGTAAATTAGGAACTAAAATAGCAGAGAAACGATAATCATTAAATAAACCATCTTGTACATATGATAATGATCTAGCATTAAAATCTGGTTTTTCTGATCCTATCGCTTTAGATTTTGCTATTATTCTAACACCTCTTAGAAAGCCTTCCGAATAATTCTTTTCATTACCACCATTTAATCTAGTATATCTTAACTGTCTATCAATTTCAGTTATCCCACCCGTGGTAAATCTCTCTATTATAAAATAATCATTAAAGTTATCTTTAGTAACATTCTGAAAAGTACCTAATGCAAAAGTTTGGCCAACACCATCTGTGTTATCAACTGGGGCTTTGTCAATATAACTCCAAGAACTTTTGATTGCTGCTTTTGTAAAATACTCAGGGAATTCCGAAAGATAATACCATTCATGAGTAAACCCACTAGCTTCTTGTCCTAGGTCCCATTTAGATGGTGCAAAGTTATTTAAACCAAAAGCTTGATTAACATCTAATCTATACGGATGATTCCTTACATCTTTACCATCATTAATCCATGCCCACTTATTAATATATGGTGCAATCCTCGATATGTTAGCTTGTGATGTTAAATAGTTTTCTTCTAATCTAATATATTCACTCTTAATATATTCATCATCTGGATTTGCATCTTCAGCATCATTTAATAAACCTATAAGATTATAAAATCCACCATTATCATAAAATTCTCTAATCTGTGGAGTACTGCTTACTCCTGTATATTGTGGCGGATTAGTTCCTGGTGTTGATTTATTATATTCTGCATATTCAAAATCTAATTCACCTTCTTCACTGTATAAAGTACTATAAAAATCAAAGTCAAAATCTTTAACATCAAAAAATGAAAATCTACCAAATGATGGTTTATAATCAGAGTATAGAGCAACCTGGTTAGCATTCGTAACCATTATTTGATTATCATTACATGTAATTATAACAAATTTATCAATGTTAGTATATCCAATAATTTTATTATTACCACTATAAATAGGTTCTTCTGTATATGGTACCCAATCGCCGATAACTGCAAAATCACCAGTAGTTTGTACAAAATTACCTTTTACAAATCTATTCTGATCCCCTATTTCAACTTTAAGTAAACCGTTGGATACATCATTTCCACCAACAAATGTTTTTGCAGGTTCTACTTCTGTTGTTAAAGGGTATGTTTCTATTTGTAAAAACTGTTCAGGATAAATAACATCCATTTTAAAATTTAATCTATTAAATCTAGTACCACTAAATCTTGATTTAACATAAACGGTACTATCATTATAAGTAGCAGTAAAAAATCTATTATTTTCATTAATACCTATATTAATTGCTGATGTTATAGATTGTGCAACTTCTTCTGTGGTTCCATTTGGATTGAAGAAAGATTCAAATGACTTACCAGGTATTGTTGCTAATGTACTATCAGCAAATATTTCTCCTGTTAAACTTAAACCATCATAAAATGAAATCTTAGAACCTTCTTGTACATTATCTAATATTTTAAGATACATTTGTGAAAATCCTTTATGGCTAACAATACTTGCATTAGCAAAAGTATCAGGTTCTTTATATCCTGTAAATAAAGACACGTCTACTTTAGTGTCAAATAATCTAATTTCATTAGTTCCCCACAATGATCCTTTTTTAACTGTATGAAAATCATCTTTTTTATCTTTTACATAAAATATAGATTCAACCTCATCAACTCTAGTAGGAGTTGGCAAACCTGTAATTGTTGTTGTTTTGGTAGGATCTAAAAATAATAGAATACCTGCATCATTTGTAATTTCAAATGGTGTATTTAAGTCTTGAGATACTTCAGTTATAGTTTTAATAGTTGGTAACTGGCTCTTCTCTGTATTCTTATAAAAACCTTCTCCTGATATATCAAAATTTCCTTCTTCTATTTCATTAACATACATACCAAAGTATCTATTAATTGAATAGTCACTAGCAGTAGGATCGTCAAATAAGAACTCTAAGTTTAAAAGATTTGCTAAAATTATTCCATTGTTCTGGAATCCTTGTGTAAACAAATATTCATCTTGTATAATAGTTGAATCTTTAACTACAATATCTTCATATGCAAAATTTCCACTATTTACAAAACCACCATTCTTATAAGATATACCACTCCATAATATTGGTTCATCTTTCCTCCAGGTCATATTAAGTGGAACTTCTGGAAACTCTTCTTGGTTTCTGTAATTTCTAATATAAGATCCGAGTGTACTACCTTCGGTTAAATCAAATGTTTTAATTGCAGTACAATTTTCTAATACTTGTTTTGAAAAATTAACAGAGGTTTGTGCATTTGCCTTTCCAGCATTTTCAGATGCTGCTGTTACATTATTAACGGCAGCCGGGTTATCTAATCTAAAGATAACAAACGCGCTAGGTATTTGTTCATTTAACCATAATGGTGCTAATGTCCCTAAGCTTTGTGGGTATGATTCTGATGCAATAGATCTAGTCCCTGCACAATAAAACATTTCATATTGATTTCTGTAATTAGATAATACAGCAGTATCTTCATATTCCTGGAATATTTCATATGCAGCCTCTATAGGGAATTGCCCATTATCAAAGAATCTATTTACATCACGATCATATGTACTAGTTCCATCAACTTTAAATGCTTTAAATTTCTGAGAGGCTAACTGAGTACTTGCACTGAACGACTCTAAGTAAATATCCGTTCCATCAGATACTATCTTAACATTCGCAGTTAATTTAGGATTAGTCCTTACAACACTGTATGATGCTTTGTCAAGCAGTTCTTGAGCCATATTTATCTTTTACTTTTTTTATATATTCACCAAAAGATAAAGTTAAAAATCTCCTACTAGTAGCTGGAACTAGTTCCAGTAAATGATTGTGAGCTACCACCTATTCTATCAGAAGTAGAAATAACAGTTTGATTTAGTGATGGTCTTAGTCCTGCAATTACTTTCTCTAAATCATTTAGACCTTTAGTCACTGTTGCTTTAGGGAAATTATCAATACTTAACCTATCAGATCTATATTTAGCCGAAACTAGAATATCAAATTGTATAGCCTCACTATTGATTGGAAAAATATCAAATCCTATTTTCTTAGCATATGTAAGATTAACAGTAGATCCAGTTGAATCACCTGCAATATTTCCTAAGCCTGTACCTGATGTAACCCCAAAATAATCAGTCATTCTATATTGAAAGACTAAAGGTATACTTACTGAGTTTTGTTGACCGAACTGAATAGTTTCTAATGATTGTATTGAATCACCATCTACTTGTATATTTTCATGCGAATCAGCAGAAATGAATAAATAAGATCCACATGATTGTTTACCTAATGTATATTGATCAAAACTGTCAAATGATGTTTTTGCATTTCTAGCATAATTAACGTAACCTACATTACCTGCGTTGCTGTCCCATAAATTAGATAATGCCGGTAATGTTAAAGATGGACTAGCCTGTAATAACTGTGAAGTATCAAATGCGATAACGGGTAGGGTTAAGGCAAATGCCTGTAAGCGTGTAACGTTTTCATTTAAATATATTGCTTGCTGTTGTCCAAAAGTTTCACTTGATTTTAATGGTGCAAATTTAGATTGTCTAAACATTACACCAGCAGTTCCAATACCAGCAGTAACACCATTACCTGTCGTACAATCAATTCCACCAGCAGGAATACTTGCAGGTAAAGTTTCAGTATCATTCGTTAATGCAATATATGCATTTCTATATGCAGTATAGTTTGTTAATGATGGGTGAGCTATAGAAACCTGAACTACATCATCTGTAGTAGGATAAGCCGCTGTTGTTGTTGGAGTGCCATCTGGTAAAAAACCACCACCCCAAATAAATTCAGTTGTTGGAGCAGCCAAACCTGTATTTGATGTTGCATTGTAAAGATTTTCCGTAGTATCTAAATTAATTGAATAGTTAGAGCTTGGATTAATATAACTATAAAAATTTGCATCATTAGAAACATCACTAAATCTACTATAAAGATATTGATTCTTGTTTTGTGTTGATTGGAAAGGCGGTAATGATATCGTCTGACCATATTTTGTTGCTGTTGTTACTGAAGGGTTAGTTAAAAGAAGAGGAGTAAGATCATATTTTCTAATAGTATTATAATCTACATCATCAGACCTATATGTAGCTCTAGCGTTCCTTTGGTTCTCTGCTGCATTGTCTAACCATGGGTAAGTTGCTGGTAAAATAGTAGAACCATTATTTAGTGCACCAGTATCTGATGGGCTATAAGACCCTGGATTTTCTGATTGTTTAACCATTCTAATTCTGCTACCTGTAATTCTTGCTACTAATTGTAATGCAGTTTGTGAAACGTTTGCAATATTAATAAAATAAGTTTTTGAAATTATTGCTCCCCTAGGATCATCTAAGCCTGCAACTTCTTGAGAATAAAAACCTGCAAAAATATTGGTAACTGAATTTTGTCTTAGGTTGTATGTATTACCACCATCATCAATTAACGTAGTAGACATTTCACCTTGTGCATTATTTAGTATTTCAGCAAATAAGTCCAATTGGTTTTGCATCTCTGTTAACTTAGAGAATAAATCAATTGGTGTTTGGTTTTCTGATAAAAAACCAGAAGCAATTACTGGAGATGAATGTGCAAAATATGTTTCATTTGCAATGAATGAACTGCTCAGGTGAGTATTAATTCCTTTTGCTTCTAGATCTTCTTCTAATGCAACCTTAGCTAAATCTTCTTGATTCTGTGCAAGAATACTTTCTAATGCACTATCAGAGCTTAAATCAGCAGGAAACTCTACTCTTATGGCTGGACTATATTGGCTTTCTAGTGGATTAGATGGCCATCCTGCTTCTGATATAGACTTAACTTGTATTTCTACTTGTTCACCTTTTCTAATTGGAATATCTAATTGATTAATATTTACAGAATCTGCATTATCATCATCAATAGCAATCCATTCATATAAACCTGTTATAGCATTTTTTACTCTAGGTCTTAATACACTATTTACAATAACATAATTTGAAAAGGCACCTTGACTTGTTCCACTACCATCAGTATAAGAAAACTGTTTTACTTGATTAGCAGCACCGTCTGCAGAAAGATATCTATAACGATATTGAAATTTTATTATATCTTGTACACCAGTTTCAGGAGCAGATTTTTCATTAGGCATTGCCCAAAATCCTCTTACTCTATATTTAGGTGTTACACTACTTACTGAATTGTCACTTGCAGACGCATCAATTTCTGTAACTACTGATGAATACAGTTTTGTTTGAGATGCTCTTTCTGTAATAAGTCCTTGTAATGCATTTCTATCTGCATCTCTTTCAACTTCAGTAGAATAATTAGTTGTTTGTATTTTTGTTCTGCTTTGTGCAATAGCAGTATCTAATTCAGTTAACGTAGACTGAATAGTATTCTTTTGATTATTTAAATCCTTAAGCTGTATGATAGCATCTGAATTACTAACTTGTCCATTTATTAATGACACCGAAAAATCATCAGCCGATAACACCGGAGCGTTAGGAGTTAATCCTTCTCTACTAGTAGGAATCTTGTCTTGTGCAAATGATAATAAGTATCTTCCAAAATCAACAGCGTTTTGTTGATAATAATCTGCCAGTGTTTGCTGATTACCGCTAGTATCAATTGTATTTAAATCATTAGTATAAAAGCCACTACCTGGAGACCAGTTAACAGCAGGTATTTTAGAATCAGGATCAATAGGTTTAATAAAGGTTACACATCTTTCATTAAATCCAACAGTAACATCAACCTCTACTCGGTTATTTAATGCGGATCCTATTTTTAATACATCAGCGCCAATACTGATTGTTCTAGAACCTTCCTGTAATCTTACAACTACAGAGTTAGTACTACTATCAATTTGGGTTACTGTATATCTAGTATCAATCGGCGCAGATACAACTTCTAAACTATCACCAACTTTAAGTTGTATAGTATCAGCAAAATCAGCCTCTGAATCTGTATAAAATATTTTATTAAGTTTATATAGCTTTTGTATTACTGTTTGCTCTACACCATTCACAGTCTCTGTTATGCTTTCTTCTCCTATTCTTAATACACTAAACTTACCAGAAAATCTTTTATCTCTAGGTGGCAAATCTACAACAGCTTCATCTAAAACATATGAAATATTCTTTTCAACAATTTGTTGTAAAAATGTAGAATATACAATATCAGCAGTTCCATTATATTGATTCTCAAAGAAATTAATTTTACTTTGTGAATTTGTGTCTAAAATATATCTCTGTACAATTGCTCTTTCAGTATCAATAGGTGCTTGTCCTGTAATATCAAATGAAATGAAAAGCAAAGGATTAATTAATTCTTCAAAAAACCAATTAGGTTTAACATTAAACTCGTTTATAGAATTCATTGAAGTTACGTCCAATGCTTCTGTTGGTAATTTTGCTAAAACCAATTTTCTAAATGTACCATCAGGTAATCTTATTGAACTATTAGAATCATTAAAATTAGTAAGGGTATTAATGTTAGTATTTAAACGATCAACTGAGTTTTTAAGAAATCCAAAACTTGGAATAGTAATCCTAGCATTAGTTCCATCATTGTTTTGAATGTTAACAGTTACAGAGTCTCTACTCGAAGTAATTGCTTGATTAACTTTCTCAAAGCTCTCCAGCGAATTGTTAAAGAGTCTTAACAGTTCTGGTAGCAAAGTTTGTATTGAATTATTTTCAGCCATTATCTAGGTTTCGATTTTATTATTTATTTAACTATATCATAGACAAAAGTTAATACTCCTTGTTCTGTACAAATCAAATCAATGATTGGAATACTACTTAAATCTGTATTTGGTATAGTGGCAGCTAATTTTCCGTATGAGCCATTATTTAATCTGCCTAATGCATCAGTATATAATCTTATATTTCTTGATCCTATAAGAAGAGTATTATTAAAGGTTAATCTCATAGTTTGCCCAGTTCTCCACTGAGTGTCTGTATCATTAATATAAATATCTAAATTTCCACCGGCAGTATTTATAGTATCTAATCTTAACATTTGAGTATATGTACCTAAGTCTGTAAATACCTGAGGGCTTACAACATTTAAGTTAAGTGGATTAATA